GGCTGAAAGATATGCCTTTGATAATTTATTAATTCCAGAAATAACTAAAATGGATCCTAGTAAAGTATCTTACGGAGCATTTTACACCGTAGACATCCCAGACGAGATGATTGGCAAGATGCTGGACTGGGACAAGCCGTTAAGTCAGCAATCGCAGACAGTTATGGACGCTTTACAAAAAAGCGGTTTAATTGCTGATGTTGAAAGAGTTGGTAGTGTTGCCGCTGAAAAGGTAAGGCAGTTAGCGCAGCAACCTAGAGTCGCAGAGTGGGCAAAGCGTGACTTAATGAAGGATGCAGAACAATTACAAATATCAAAATCTCCGAAGCACGTTGCAGGTGTGCTTAAAAGAATGCAAATGGATTATGGGATTAGCCCTGACTCAGGCCCATTTTCTGATGTTGCGGGAGACTTTTTGTCTTTTGTAAAAGGAATGCAAGCGGTTCCGAATATGGATACTGGAGGTGGAGCAATTTCATTCTTGCAAGCAATGTATGGCAATGCAGGTGCTTCACAAAAACTACGAGAAGCAGGTATTCCTGGCATCCGCTACCTAGACCAAGGTTCTCGCGGTACAGGTAAAGGCACTCGTAACTTTGTCGTATTCCCAGGTGAGGAAGAAGCACTAAAGATGCTGAGCGTAGAGTGAACCTAACGATATTTCACAAGCCATTCTGGCATGCGATAGCTGATGGCTGTCTACAAGAGGCGGAAGAAATAGCCGCAGAGTTCCCGCATCAAAATGACCCGTGCTGGTTCCGATACGACAACCCGTTAGAGATCAAGCAGACCTGCAACAACTGGCAAAGGTTTGGCCCAGCTACTTATAGAGCGTTGACAACCCTAGCAGGGCTTGCAGGCGAGTTTGGCTCATTAATAGGTGAGCATATTATTGCTGACTACGGTTTACACGGTGGTGGACTCCATCAGCACGGTAGAGGCGGCAAGCTCAATGTGCATCTGGATTACAACATCCATCCGAAACTCAATCTACAGCGCAGGTTAAACGTCATTGTTTACCTGACGCCAGACTGGGATGAAGACTGGGGTGGACATCTAGGTCTGTACGACGGCAGGAAAAAGCTAGTAAAAGAGATCGCTCCAGTATTTAACCGAGCGGTCATTTTCGATACTCGCGGTTCATGGCATGGGCTACCGGAGCCGATAGATTGTCCTGATAACGTCACCAGAAACAGTCTAGCTATGTACTATCTATGCCAGCCAGGAATAACAGATAACCGTCAGCGAGCGTTATATGCGCCGACCAAAGAGCAGGAAGGTGACCCATATATTAGCGAATTGATAGCAAAGCGTAGTAAACTCGCATGACTTTAGTAGGAGTGCGTATGCAGGTAGAGCAGATCAGCATCGAAAATCTGATCCCTTATGTTAACAACGCCAGGACTCATTCGGACGCGCAGGTTGCACAGATTGCAGCGTCAATCAAAGAGTTCGGGTTCAATAATCCTGTTTTGATAGCCGATGACAACAGCATCATTGCTGGCCATGGCAGGGTGATGGCTGCTCGCAAACTAGGCAAGGATACGGTTCCAGTGGTAAGGCTGTCGCATCTTACGGAGATGCAGCGCAAGGCTTACATCCTGGCTGACAATAAGTTGGCGCTGAATGCTGATTGGGATAACAGTCTGCTGGCGATTGAACTTGCCGACTTGAAAGACCTAGGGTTTGACACAGACCTAACCGGATTCTCCGCCGATGAGATTGCCGCGCTGATGCCGGTAGAGTTGACGGAAGGGTTGACGGACGAGGATGAGGTTCCAGAGGCTCCGGTTGATCCGGTTACTAAGTTGGGTGATGTATGGCTGCTGGGCAAGCATCGGCTGATGTGCGGCGACTCCACTAGCGTCAGCGACTTGCAGAAACTTACAGACGGTCAGCTGGTTGATATGTGGCTGACCGATCCACCTTACAATGTGGCCTACGAAGGCGGCACAAAAGAGAAACTGACAATTAAAAACGACGAAATGGGTGACGACCAGTTTCGTCAGTTCTTGCGCGATTCTTACGTTTCAGCAGACATGGTCATGAAGCCTGGTGCTGTGTTTTACATTTGGCACGCAGATTCAGAGGGTTACAATTTCCGTGGCGCTGCCAAGGACGCTGGCTGGACTGTGCGTCAGTGCTTGATCTGGAAGAAGTCATCCCTTGTCATGGGTCGCCAAGACTACCACTGGAAACATGAGCCATGCTTGTACGGCTGGAAAGATGGAGCGGGCCATCTCTGGGCAGCTGACCGCAAACAGACCACCATTTTGGAGTTTGATAAGCCAACTCGAAACGGCGAACACCCAACTATGAAGCCGGTGGCGCTGTTTGAGTATCAGATGCTCAACAACACAAAGGGCGGCGATATCGTACTCGACTCGTTTGGCGGCAGTGGAACTACTATGATTGCTGCCGAGAAGAACGGGCGCGTGTCACGACTGATGGAACTTGACCCAAAGTATTGCGACGTAATCATTAAACGCTGGCAAGACTTCACCGGCAAGACCGCGACGCTAGAGGAAACTGGCGAGTCATTTAATGAACTTTCGGACATAAAAAATGCAAGGCAAGCGGCATAAACCGTCAGATGAGGATCGTCGGCTAGTCAAGACGCTATCCGCTGTCGGGGTGCGCTACGTTGATATTGCCGACAAGCTAGAGATTGACCACGACACGCTTACAAAGCACTATAAAAAAGAGTTAACTGAAGGTCGCATGGAGGCCAACGCTGCTGTTGCACAGACGCTTTTCCAGCAGGCAAAGGCTGGGAACACCGCGGCGATGATCTTTTGGCTGAAAACCCGTGCTCAGTGGCGTGAGCATCATGTGTTGGAACACGCTAATTCGGAAGGTGAACCGTTGAAGATGTCGGTGACATGGGCGTCCGAGAAATCGTAATCCCTTATGCTCCACGGGAGTCGCAGATCGAGATCCATAGCGCTCTCGAAAATCACCGTTTTGCCGTTGTAGTGGCTCACAGGCGTCTAGGCAAGACTGTTTCAGCAATCAATCAGCTCATTAAGTCTGCGGTACTCTGCCAGAAGGAACGACCCAGGTACGCTTATATCGCCCCGACATACTCTCAGGCCAAACGAGTGGCATGGGATTACCTGACACACTTTGCTCAGCCTCTTGGTGGCACGGCCAATATCTCAGAGCTGAGAGTGGACTTTTGGGATAGGCGTATTGGTCTATACGGTTCAGACAACCCTGACTCACTCCGTGGCAGTTATTTCGACGGGGTGGTGCTGGATGAGGTTGGCGATCAAAACCCGAAGATATGGAACGAGGTTATCCGCCCTGCCCTAGCTGATAGACAAGGCTGGGCACTGTTCATTGGTACGCCAAAGGGTCAGAACCACTTCTATGACCTGCGGAATAGGGCGATCACAGAGCCCGGATGGAAGCTGCTGGAGTTCAAGGCCAGCAAAACGGGGATTCTTCCGCAGGCTGAGCTGGATGATGCTCTGCACGAGATGGGTCGGGATAAGTACGACCAAGAGTTTGAGTGCAGCTTCCACGCTGCTATCGAGGGTGCGTATTACGGGCATCAGCTCAATCAGATGGAAGGCGAAGGACGATTCTGCGAGATCAAGCGGGATGACCTTTGCAAGACCATTGCAGCCTGGGACTTGGGAATCGGGGATTCAACGGCTATTTGGGTGGCGCAGGTACATGGCCAAGAGATCCGCCTGCTGGATTACATCGAGAACCACGGCGTTGGATTGGATTGGTACGTCCGAACGCTGAGAGAACGGGACTGGTTAAAAGCCGAGCATATTGTCCCGCACGACATCCAGGTCAGGGAATTAGGCACTGGAAAGTCTCGGCTGGAGGTTTTGCAATCGGCTGGATTGGATTGCAGGATTGCTCCGAGAATGTCTGTGGACGATGGGATACAGGCAGTCAGGAGAATGCTTCCGAGATGCTGGTTTAACGTGCCGCAGGTTAGCGAGGGGTTGAATTGTTTGCGAAATTATCGTAGAGACTTCGACGAAAAGCGGAAAGTGTTCTATGATAGGCCAATGCACGACTGGTCTAGTCATGGATCGGACGCTTTTCGGTATCTCGCAATCGGGCTCAATGATACGCAATCGACCTGGGGTAAATCCATTCAGGTCAATACGAGGTGGGTTGTATGATGATTCCGCAGGGTCATATTGTAATGCGCCAGCAGTATGAAAAAGACATGGCTGAGCTAC